ATGAGCGCGAGTAGCTCCTGGCCGGCGGATATGCTGCTTTGCGAAGGCGGTTTTAACGTGCAGATGGGTAACGCCTGGTTCTTATCGGGCAGCTCCCCCTACAAGTACAAAGCCTGGTCGAATGACCTGGATTTTCCGGCACCGGCGACGGGCTGGCGGTTCGGCTTTTACTACGGCCCGGCGCTCAGCGTTAAGATTTACGTCAACGGCAACCTGGTTCACCAGGTGATACTGCCGCAAAACGACCAGGGCTACGCGCAGTTCAACTACTCCGGGACGACGTTTCAAAGCGGCGACCGGGTGTATGTAGAGCTGACGGCCGCATAACCTTTATCACTAAATCCCTGATCTGTCCAAAGAAAATTTCACGATCGTGCGAGATATCAGCAGCCGGCGCGAAATTTTCTTTGGTTATCCTCCCTCATTATGAAATACGAAATCCGAATCAACGGCCAGGCAGCCGACCTGCCGCCGGGCCTGGCGGTTAAACTCGACTGGCAGAACCCGTACCTGCGCTATGACACCATTCCCGGCAGCGCCGACACCATGCCCGCCCTTCCGCCGACGGCAAAGAACCAGCGGCTTTTTGGGTATTTCCATCAGCCCCAGGCAGGCGGCCGGATTGCCGAGTATACCTGCCAGCACTTCTACGGCGGCGAGCTGTTGAAGGAAGGGTATTTTATCCTGACGGAAGCCGACGAAGAAAAGGGCTATAGCGGCGTGTTTTCAGACAAGCTGGGGGAGTTCTTCGGCGACTACCAGAAAACGCGCCTGAATGAGCTGCCGTTGGGCACACTGCCTGCTCAAACACCATCAACCGGGGAAGTATTCGACGGCGGAAAGCTGGCGTATGTGCTGCCGACGATTGTAAACCCGGATTTCTTTGGCGGCAATACCCCGGAAGGCTGGACGGGAAAGGTCAATGACTACGATACCGGCGCTTACCTGGAAGGCACGCCGGTAGTACCCTGCTTTCTGGTCACGTATGTACTGCGCCGTTTGGCTCAGCTGACGGGAACGACGATCACGGGAGACCTGTTTACCGACCCGGTTTTCTCCCGCCTGGTCATCTACAACACCAGGGCGCTGGATGGGGCGGCAACCGTCTCCATTAGCCAGCACCTGCCGGAGTTGACCGTTCAGGAGTTTTTGCTCGAACTGCGGAAGCTGCCGAACCTGGCCTACACCTTTAACGGTGTGGCTAAGACTCTGCGGATAGATTTCTGGGACCGGAAGCTCGAAGCGCCGACGGTGCTGGACTGGAGCGATAAGGCGGTGAAGGGCGGACCAAAGACGGCCGAACGAAGCGCCCGGCTTCACCTGAGCTATGAAATGGACGGCGGCGACGCGTTGGCTAAAGACCGCCCGGGAGGGCTGGCTGACTATTTGACGCCGGAGCTGCCAGACGACGGCCGTAACGGCCTGGCGAAGGTGACCAGCAAGTTTTCCACGCTTACGCTCGACGCGGCCTCAGGACTTGCGGCCGCAAGGCAAAAGGGGATCACCAGCCAGTACGGGCAAGGGGCGGAGAAGTTCGCGCCCCGCCTGCTGTTTTGGAATGGCGTTGTTTCCGGCCTTCCCAGGGCGCTGCCGACCTATGGCGGGCAAACACTCTACTGGACGGGCTTAGACGGCCTGGCGGCCCGTTGCTGGAAGAATTTGGAGGGAATCCGTGCCGGATGGTTCTACCTGAAAAAGGATTTGGTGTTAAATGAGGCTGATCTCGCTACGTTGGACTTTAGCCGGAAGGTGCATATCGACGGGGTGGATTACCTGGTGGCGTCGGTGTCGGCTAGCCTGCCACTGCATTTCATAGTTAATTGTTTGTTGATTTCATGCTAAATAAATGGTCGAACGAATTAATTCGTTCGACCATTTATTTTTTATTAAAGGAATGATTTAGGTTTATTTTTTTTATTGATTCCAATTAGATCCAGGAGAAACAATCGCAGTATCTGGTGGCAATGAAAATATACAGATACAAGCTCGTTGAATGTATACCTTTCTAAAATATCTACTTTTGCATGAGCTATGTCGTTTCGTATATTGGCTACCTTGTTGATAAAATCCTTTCTTTCAAGTCCAAGATCATCTTTAATTTTAGAATCAACATCATGTAATTTAATGACGTCCATGATAGTTGAAATTCTAGCCTTGAAATTCTTATCTTTGAAATGAGATAGTTTACTTAACATTAAATCCTGGAATTTTTTTCTACCAATTCTTTTGTCAGCTTTTTCCAAAGTGGATTTTCTTATCTCTTCAGTCAAAGCTTTGTGAACCTTGGTTAAGGTTGATATGCCTTCCGGTTGACTAGGATATTTCTGGCATTCTCGTTCACTGCTTTCTAAATATGATGCAATTTTGAAGATGACATTTCTAATATCGATATTTATTTCGTCAGTTGTATCATATAAGATCGAGAATGATCCTGAGAGTTGGGTGTAAACTTCATTGTATGATTTCGCTATTTTGTGAAGCGTTCGTTTTAGGCTGTTGAATTGAATAAAGTAATATTTATTTTCAAGTCGATGTCTGGCCTTGTCTTTCATCGCACTCACCGAGATGTAACTATAATAGATTTTTTTTTTACTTTCATTATTCGTTTGAACAATCGTTGTTTCTTCAGGAATTAAGTACATTCCAGTAATTAAACTATTAAAATAGATTAATTTATAAACTGTCTTTATGGCGAATTTTAGATTTCTCTTTTCTGGAAAAGTAATAATAAAATATGGACTCCTTTCTATTGAAATATTGGTATCAAGGGTGTAATCTACAAAGTTCTTTATTTCTATTTTTGTATTATCAAAATAGAATGTGGATACCGGAGATAAAGATACTTTTACAGAAATTGATAGAAGATACTGTTCTTTTTTATTTCTCCCTTTGTATCCGTCAAATGGAATCCACCTAGATAATTGATTGAATTTTAAATATATCTTATCAATAAAGTTGTCTTCGTGATTTTTAATTAAATCAAAAGACTCAAATGGAAATTCTTCCTTAGGATCGTATCCAAAATCAGGTGGAAGGTCTACACTGGTTCTTAAAACTTCATCAATAAAAAATGTAAAGACACCTTTTGATAGTTCATCTGGGGAAGCGTGCTTGAAAAAAGAATTGAATAAATGGTAAACGTCTTTGCCTGATCGGCCGGTTATGTGAGAAATATCTCGGCCTTGATTGAAATTCGCCGTTCTCCAAATAGGATACTCTTTGTCATAATGAACGATTAACTCTCGCCTGTCTTCGTTTACAAACAGGGTACCTGACAATTCTCCGTCTATACCTGGAATTTTCCATTTACCTGGAGCTTCGATGTGATCAATCATGTTTTAGGTGTGTTTAATCGAAACAGTTAAACAAAAATAAAATTGGCGTTCTGTTCCTTGTACTAAAGAGAAGTTAGGTCGGACATATTTAAAAGGAATTCCTGGGCAATTTCGCAAAGGTTGTCGAAACTCGGTTTTGACAATGCGTGAGACTGTCTAGTCCGGCCGGTTCCGGCAAGTTTAACTCTTCGATGAGTAGGATAAATATTCTAATTCTGTCTCAAACTAAATGGGATAATGTGGTGTTGTCAATTCACTTAAAGGACTTTAAATTCTATTTCTTTGAAATAGTTTATATGTGGCAATCATGAGGTCAAGTGTATTAATTGAGCTATATAGAACGGACTTTCCGTCCGAATTGATGGTATCAATCATATAGTTGATAGTGAAGTGTGAAGTTTCGTGTTCGGTTTCGTCTTTTACTTTAAGGCCTTTCGATTCTGGTTTGAATTTACCAGCAAATGAATAAATTACTGTACGGCCTTCCATTGATTCAACGGCAAGATCGAATTGAAATTGCGTTTCGTGTGGGGAGCTTCTGTTTTTAGACACGAAATGAATAACAGCACAAGCGCTTATATAGTGAAAATTTAGCGATTGTTTAGTCGCTACATCATTGACCTCAAAATCTAGGTCTGATTTTATTCGCCTTAAAGAGATTAGAGGTTCAATGACTTCAATCGGATCAACTAAACTTGACAAGATTTCGTGATAAATAAAAATATCTAGAGCTACAAAATGGAAGTCCCCGATTAGTTTAATATTCTTATGAATAATATCTAGATTATGTAGTTTTCTTAATTTTCTTATATTTAAATAACCGTAATTTGTAAGATTCTTAAGAATAACTAGGATTTCGTGCTGCTTTTTGTCGATAAAGTATTTCGTTTTTGAGTAGGAGATCGTAGTGATGATGTTTTCAAGGTATGCTGAAAGCCTGGTAGTTATACTGTGAAAGAAAATATAGTGTGAATAGAATTTATCAATATATCCGGAGAAATCCGTTTTGGCGCCGTATTTGCTGGAATAAACACTACGTATATTCACAATGTCGCAAACGAGTACAACATGAGTAAATCCGAATTTATTAGCAATCGTTGAATTACTTTGCCAGTCTATGTGGGCCGAGAATATATTTAAAATTCGAAATATATGTTCTGGGTCAATTCTGTCAAGGTCGTCGATTATTAATATAGGATATTTAAGGTTCTTGTCGGGTTTTTTAGGTTCTTCAGTATAGTATTTTGTAATATATTTTTTGATAATTGTCATAAATTGGTCTTCTCCGTATGACGGATTTGATATATCTTTTCTTATTTTATCAAGATAATCTTCAATTTCAATTTTGTCGTCTATTTGTATTTTCTTGTGATATTCTTTTACGCTGTCAATTATTTCTTTAAATTTTTTATATATTTCTATGAAATCCTTGCCTATTAATGTAAACTTTTCTAAACAGATCAGAATAAAATCGGCTATTGCTTTTTGAGTTTTTTTTGAATTGATGACCGCCATTTGACTTGTTAACAATAGCGAGAAATCGTGTTCTTCAAATGAAATTTCTTTCTTGATCATTTGGAATAATATATCATATTTTATTAATTCAAATATATCCTTATTTGGAGATATGGAGTAATTAACCGGTGAGATAGAAAAAACCTCATACTTTTCTTTAAAAGTATCGAACATCTTTCTAAGGAAATAGGACTTTCCACTGCCAAATGGACCGGAAACAATGATGCGCTCATTGTCCGGCAACGAAAGGTGTTTTTCAAAGCGGTGGATTTGCTGTTCAATATCAACAGCTGGTTCATCTGATCTGGTAGACATCGTTATGTGAGTTAAAGATTATTGAAGCTACAGAGATACAAAGATTTGGCGGATTTTGATGTCCTTTTCGGTAGCTACTGAGTTCTGCTTTTTGCGCCATACACCAAACATTTTCCTGTATGGCGCAAGCACCCTCATTCGAGGACAACCCCATTCTTGCCAAATTCCTGGGCGATTTCGCCAAAGTCGCTGAAACCCGGTTTCGGCAGTCTGCCCGCGCGGCTGACCTGGAGCTGACGGGCGAGCTGATTTCGAGTATCCGCGCCGGTGCCGTTGAGCGCGGCAAGGGCTACATCCAGGGCAGCGTTCTGTTTTCCGAGCTGCTGCGGATCAAAGACATGAAGACACTGCGGTACACGACCGTGCCGCCGCTGTCTGCCATGGTGCGCTTTGTGGAGAAGGTTGGCGTGAGGCATTTTGACGTACCCGGCTATGAGGCCGGCCGTACGCCCCGGACCGAACACGCCAGTATCCTCCGGGTCGCCCGGGCGCTTCAGTACCGCTTCCGGCGGGAACCGAACATCAAACGCGGTTACCGTGGCATCTACAACGACGAGCTGAAGTACCAGCTCATTCCGCTCTTCCGGGAATCCATGCACCAGGCGGCCATGGCCTGGGCAGCCCAGGAGTTCCGCAAGATTTTCGCGCCGACCGATTTTATGCCCGGCACGGGTGGCTCCCTGCTTTCCTGGACGAATACCTACAAGGGCGGCAAAGTGGACCAGTCTAAACTCCGCTACACATTCCCGGTATGATCTCGGATGAAATAGCCATCAAGTTCACCGGAGCGGCGGACGGGCTAAACAAGGTGATCGGCGGGGTGGCGACGGGAGCGAAGGAAGCCACCAACGCCTGGAAGGAAGCCGAGAAAGCGGCCAAGGCGGCAGACGCTGCCGTGACGGCCCTGGAGCGGGACGGAAAGAAGGGTACCGACGCCTGGAAACAGGCCAAGGACGCGGCCAAAGCGGCACGGGCGGAAGCCGAAACAGCCCGCAAGTCCACCGAGCTGTCGTCTATGACCTATACCCAGCTGAGTAACCACGTAAACAAGCTGAGTAAGGAGCTAAAGAGCCTGCCCCGGGATACGGAAGCCTTCAAACAAAAAGCCAAAGAGCTGGCGGCGGCTGAAAAGGAGTTTGCAGCGGTTAAAAAGCAGGTCGACGGCATTAAAAAATCCGGACAAGACCTGGGCGAGCCGGGTTTGTGGAACAAGATTACCAAGGGCGTCGGCGGCATCGGCGTAGCCTTCAAGGCCTTTTTTGCCCTCCAGATCGTGCAGTTCCTGTGGGACATCGGCAAGGCGATTTTTGAGACGACGGGCAAGTTTGAAAAGTACGAAACGACGCTTTCCAACCTGCTCGGCAGCCAGACCAAGGCCAAAGAAGCCATGCAGGCCTTAAAGGACATCGCCGCCAAGACGCCGTTTTCGGTGGACACGTTGACGGATTCCTACGTGAAGATGGTCGCGCGGGGGCTACGCCCTTCCGAGGAACAAATCAAGCGGATGGGGGACGCGGCGGCCAAGATGAACAAGCCGTTTGACCAGCTCATGGAAGCCGTACTCGACGTGTCGAACACCGAGCGCTGGAACGAAATCGGTATCAAGGTTTCCAAGGTCGGAGACAAGATCAAAACTAACATCGGCGGTTCGACGAAGTACTTTGATGCCACCGAGCAGGGAGCCATGGAAATGGCCGTTGCCTTTGGCTCGACGACGGACGCCATGGGGCTGATGGAGAAACAGGCGGGCGGGCTGACGGGCCGCTGGGACTCGATCACCGACGTTTTCGAGCAGGTTACGGCGGCGGTAGGTGAGCGGCTGAGACCGGTTTTTCTGGCGTTTCTTGGCGTGATGGAGGAAGGGGTGGTTTTCCTGATGGAAATGGTCAAAAACTCCCGGCCCCTGGTGGAAGTGTTCGACGGTCTCTGGGAAGCCTGCAAAACCCTGTTTTCGGCGCTGGGGGATTTGGTCTACGACCTTTTCCCGGGCCTGAAGAACCAGACGGCCAGCTCGACGAACCTAATGAAAACGCTTGCCGTGGCGTTTTCCGTCGTCATCGCCGCTATTCAGTTCACGGTTCACATGGTGCAGCTGGTCATTGACGGCTTCGGCATGTTGGTAAACGCTGCCAAAGCGGCCGCCATGGCGCTGACGTTTGATATGTCAGGCGCCGAAAAAGCCTGGAAGGACGTACAGGCGGGGTGGAAGCGCACCGGCGATCACCTGGACGCTAACGCGGCCTCGATCAAAAAGACGCTCAAAGCCTCCTTTGTCGATTACCCAAAGGAGGAAGCAGCCAAGGGGATGCTGCCGGTCAGGGACGCGCACGCCAAGGTGAACAAGGAAATGACCGACACCCAGAAGAAAGAGCTGGAGAAGCGGCAGAAGGCGGCCGACGCGGCGCGGAAACGGGAGATGAAAGCCATCGACGAAACCTACAAGCAGGAACAGGAGGCGCTCATTGCCAAGCTGGGCACGGAGGTAGAGCGGGAGCGGGCCAAGGTCGATTTGAAATACGAGCTGCTGCGTCGGGCTGCCGAGCGGGAAACCAAAGCCGGGCACGAGCTGACGGTGAAGCTGCGCGAGATTGAAGAGCAACGCAAGGCCGATCTGCGGGAAGTGGAAGCCAAACACCTGGCGAAGGTAAAGGAGGCTAACGAAAAGGCGCTGGCCCAGATTGCCGAGCAGGAAGCCCAGACGAAAATCAACAGCATCCGCGATGAGCTGGAGCGGGAGATTGCCAAGATCGAGGCCAAAAAACAGAAGCGCCTGGCCGAAATCGCCACTACCCTGGCCGATGAACGCTACAAGGCGACGCTTTCCAAGGCCATCGAAACCGAGGCGCTGTCTGAGATCGAAAAGGCTCGGGAAGATCACCGGGTAAAAGAGGCAGCCAAGGAAGAGAAGGCGGCCCAGAAGCGCCTGGAGGTGGTTAAATACACCATCGACCAGCAGGCGGCGGCGGAAATGGCGCTGCTGGATTTCAAGGAACTCCAGGCGGGAACCAATGCCACTAAACTGGCGGCCATCCACAAAGAGCGGGTGGACCGGGAGCTGTTCTGGACAAAGGAGAAGCTGACGGCCGAGCGCGACGCCGAGCTGCACAAGGCCGAGCTGAACATTCGCGACACCGAGGAGTTGAAGATTACCCAGAAAGCCATCACCGACCGCTACCACGCCGAAGACGTGCGGGCGGAAGGCGAAGCAGCCGAAAAGAAAAAGCAGATCGACGCCGAGCTGACCGAATCCAAGAAGCGCCGGGCGGAAGGGTTTTCCAATGCCTTCGCCGCCATCCTGAACGGCGACGTTTCGGCCTTCGCCGCCGCCTGCGACCAGATGGTGCAGGGGGAAAAATCGGCCTGGCAAAAGCGGTTGCAGCAGAACATGGCCGGATACGAGGCCATCGCGGGCATGGCTACCCAGGCGGTTAATTTCTTAAACCAGCTCAGCCAGCAGCGCCTGGAGACCGAAATGGCGAACCTGAAAAAGGAAACCGACGCGAAAATCGAGGCGGCCAGGACCCAGGAGCAAACCGAGCTAAACCGGCTGGATACCGAGCAGCGCGCCGAAATGGACAAGTTGGAAAAGGAGTGGCTGGCCAACGAGCTGAGCGCAAGCGAGCTGGAGAAGCTGGAGAACGAGCTGGTCGCAGCCCGGCAGCAGGTCAACGACGAGTACCAGGTGTGGATGGATGCCGCCCGCAAGGCCGGTAACCGCGCCGAGCTGGACCGCCTGGAGAGCGAGCGGCGGGAGGAGCTGAAGAAGGTGGACGACACGGTCAAAGCCAACAAGCTGGGAAGTGAGAACCTGGAGCGGATGGAAAAAGACCTGGCCGACAAGAAGACCACCATCAACACCAAGTACAACGACGCGCTGACGAAGAAAACCAAGTCGACGGCCAATGAGATCGGCAAAATCCAGAACGAGCAGGCTGTCAAGGAAAAGGACATGAAGCGCCAGCAATGGAAAGGGCAGCAGAAGGCAGACATGGCTACGGCGCTGATTAACGGGGCGCTGGGGACGATCAAAGCCCTAGCCTCGGGCATGTTTCCGTTGAACCTGGTCTTTGCCGCCATCGTGGCGGGTCTGACGGCTGTTCAGGTAGCCAAGATCAAAAGCCAGCCCGAACCGACGTTTGCGCACGGGGGCTTTGTGGCCCAGGGCGGCAAACACGGCGCGCGCTATGGCGACGGCGGCATTGCCCTGGTCGACCGCAGAAGCGGCCGGGAAGTCGGGGAGATGGAAGGCGACGAAGCCATTATCTCTGCCGACCAGACGGCAGCCAACTGGCCGCTTATTCAGCAGATGTTTACCAATGCCCGCACGCCGGGAATGCGCCGGAAAGCAGTGATGGGTGATAGGCCGCCGATGGGTTTCCGCGACGGCGGCCAGGTGTTTGAATCCCCGTACTGGAAAAAGGAGATGTACCTGTTTGGCAGCAAGAAAAAGAAGGAAGCCGAACGGGCAGCAGCTGAAGCCGAGCGCCAGGCAGCCGAAGCCGCCGCCGAAGCGGAAGCGTCAGCGGCCGAGTACGGAGACTATGCCAGCGCCGGGGGCATTGAAGGGTCAGCCGATGCGGAAGCAGCCCAGCAGGCGGCCATGGAGCAGGGCATGAAGCAGCTGGAACTGCTGGAGGCCATCGCCACCGAGACCAAGGCAGTCGCCGGGGCGGTGTTGGCCGTCAAGCAGGCCGTCGACGGCAACGCGTCAGCCACCTACCAGGTACGCGATGCGGTCTGGGCATCGGCAGGCGATACCCGCAACGCGCTGATTTCAGCCCTGTCGAATTTCGGGTAAGCGGCCCAACTTTAACCGTTCACTGCAAAAGGTGTGGTGAACGGTTAATTTTACTGACAATCAGTAAAATGACAGGGATATTTTTGTATATTGTACTCAAATCCAGCAATAGTTAGTTATGTTAAAAACCGTCACCCTCGAAGTCCCCAAGTACCTGAAAAAGTTCTACGAACATGAGTATGGCACAGACGCACGCGGCCGCGTGCTGGTGGAAAAATGGTCCGAAGTGGGCAGGCTCCTACACCTGGTCAGCCGGACGATTCCCTTCACCCAGCCGGTCCGCAAAACAGCCAGTACGGCGCTTACCCTGGTGTACAACATCCGGGAGAAAGCCTTCGAAATTCCCTACGACAAAATCCCGGACCTTCAGCGGCAGCTCGACGAGATTTTCCGGCGCACGATGGTATGCGAAGTGCGCCGGGTGCATGAGCTGACCGGCGGCGACTACTCGCCCCACATCCGGGACTTTCTCGGGCGCTACGGCATCGCCGTCGACGAAGACTGCGACTGGGAAGTCATCCGCAAGATTTACCGGGACTACCTGGATAGGACCGAGAAGAAAAACGCCCGTCTGAGAAGCCAGATTAATGCGGTAGGGACTGGAAAAAGTTTTGCACAAAAAGTCCGGGCGTAGGTGGGGTAGGTCCGGCTCCGAACAAAAAAGTCCGGGTACTGCCTGAAAAGTCCGGGGACATCCCGCTATAAAAACCGCTCTGGCAATGCGCCAGGGCGGTTTTTGTTTTTTATTCCTATCTGTATACCCCTTAAAATCGGGTCCTTTTCGGAGCCAGGACGACCGGGCAATTTTGGAGTCTATGGAAAGTCCCTGGCTCCTTTATGATTTGCCCTCACCGGCGAGTTTTTCCGTGAACGACTACGCAGGCCGTAGGCTTTCACGCATCCGGATGATTCCCGCCCCGCTGGTGGAGATGATCGACGGCCGGCCGATTCTCAAGCCTGGCGCGCAAACGCTGTTTGTGCAGCTGGCGACGGCCGACACCACCCCGGCCACCTATCAGGAAGAAAGCCCCCCTGATTCGGCCGGTCAGCTCTACACCTGGACGATCTCGTTTACCCAGCCCCGGTACACGGCAGAGACCCGGGATTTTTTGAGACGCTTTGCCCGGGTGAAATGGATTGCCCTGGTCGAGTCGGTCGGCGGGAGCTGCTGGCTGGTGGGCACCAAGGATTTTCCCCTGATGCTTCGCTCTTCTTCCGCCGTGGGGGGAAACAAGAACAATTCCACGCTGACGCTGTCAGGCCAGGGACCACGGCCTGCCGTCAGCATTGACACCATCGAAGACACGGCCCTGTCTGGCAGTGGACCCTTCGACCCCAACGATTTTCAAAACAACTTCGACGTTTAACCATGTGGACCTTAACACAAGTAAAGGCTAAGATTCAGGAGAAAGTCCGGGCCGCCACCCGGCAGATGAAAGTTACCGCGAATGATTTGGCCGATCTGCTCGATGCCAACGCGGAGTTTGTCGACGAGCGCTATTCGGAGATGCGCGCCAGCTTTGACGCCTTCACGACCACCTACACCCAGGTGCCGCAGATTGTGCCGGTGCCGGACTATGCCTATTCGACTTACACGACGCTCAACACCTTTAAAGAGCAGCTTTCCTGGTACTTTGTCAAAGCCAGCAAGCGCCTGGAGAAGGTTGGGGTCTTTATTTTCAAGCGCAGCAGCCAGGGCACGATCACCGCTGACGCCCGGCTGCAAGTACTTCACCGGCGGGGCACGACGACAACGGTATTACTCGACACGGTCATCCCGGCGGCGGATATGGCCCGCTACAACCAGGCCGATGCCATCGTCAATTACCGGGACTACGAGTATGTGGCTAAACTGGCCGTGCCGATAGACGTAGTGGGGGGAGATGAGCTGTTTGTCTCGCTTTCCTGCGATACCTACTTAAACCCGGTGCATTCATCGACCAACAAGCTATCGACCACCGGGGAGTGGAACGATGGAACAAACGTCTACCGGCTCTGGAATTACAACCTGCCGTCGACCCGGACAACGATTCCGACTAAGACCGTGGACCAGACCTACCATGCCATTCACTTTTACAACGAAAAGGCGCAGATCATCCGCCTGGAGACGCTGGAGAGTGGCCTGACCAGTGCCAACGCCGGGATTACCTCCCTTACCCAAACGGTGACGCCTCTGTCTGCCCAGGTGGACGCCAACACCAAGGCAGTCAGCCCGCTTGCTACCCAGCTGCTGCCGGTGGCCGTGATCCAGCCGGTTCCCTCGTATGCGCTTTTGACCTACTCGGTTGCCGACTCCTTTAAAGAGCAGCTTTCCTGGTACTTTGTGAAAGCTGCCAAGCAGCTCGACCGGGTAGGGGTGTTTATTTTCAAGCGCAGCAGCCAGGGTACGATCACGGCTGACGCCCGCATTCAGGTACTTCACCGGCGGGGCACGACGGTCACCGTGCTGCTCGACCGGACGATACTGGCCGCTAGCCTTGCCGCCTACAACAACGCCGACGTGGTGAGCGACTACCGTAACTACGAGGTGGTTTCCGATCTGAATACGCCGATAGCGGTACTGCCGGGGGATGAGCTGGCTGTCTCGCTTTCGTGCGACACGTACTTAAACCCCATCTATTCGGCGACGGATGCGCTGCTGTCTTCGGGCGAGTGGAACGACGGGACGGGCTGCTTCCGGCTTTGGGGGTACGGCCTTCCGGGCAAGCGGACGGCTTTTCCCGATAAAACCGGTCACCAGGAAGCAAACTACCACGCCATCAACTGGTATGAGAAAAGGTACCAGTCCACGGAAATCAATGGGCTCAAGACCCGGGTGACGGCCCTGGAGGCGCTCAACCCCTCGGGTCAGGAGTACACGGCCCTGGTACCGCGCAACATTTACTTTCCCAACAATTCCTTTGCAGCTCGGCATGAGGCGGTCATTCTTTACGCCCAGCGGTTTGTCAGGGACAAGCTGCCGGTGTGGATCAACAACGTCGGCCAGCACCGGTTAAACCTTTCCCGGGACGATTCCAACACGGCGAATGTCAACGCCGAGACGGTGAGCCTGACGCTCAAATGCCCCGGTTATGTCGACAAGGCCGTCTCGATCAACCGGCTGTCGGTGCGGCCGTCGGTGCTGGCCGCGCAGTTTCCCAAGGTGTTGTACCTGGGCGACTCAGTCACCGAAAACCGGCCGAAAAACGGCATACAGCAGGGAGCCGGGGCCATGTGGGCCATGCTGAAGGAAATTTCGCTGATGAACCGGGCCGACAACGGCGGCACGGGCTACGACCTGCTGTGCGTGGGAACCAAGTTCAAAGTGGATTCCACGATCAGCTACAAGGGCCAGAATCTGAACGTCTACGGCTACGCGCAGGGTATAGGCAGCTGGACGGCGTTTAATTACCTGAGACACCCCTTCAACCTGCACACCAACAAAGCCGGTGCCTGGGCGCTGCTGGGACTATTGACCAGCCAGGGGCGGGCCTATACGGCAAGCCCCGCAGATAACCTGCTCATTGCCAAAACCTGCTACGGGGTAACGGCTCCGGTCATCAACAACGAATCCTATACGCTGCTGGTTTCGGCGGGTCAGATTGCCGACGCCGGGCTTTGGACAGGTTCGGCTGCCCAGGTGAGCGCCGTGCAGGCCTGGATCGACCTGGTAGCTGCCAATAACCTGCAAACGACCAACTCCAACCCGTTTTTTGACATTACCAAGACGGGTTCAAACCGCTTTTCGGTTGCCGCCTACCTGAGCCGGTATAAGACCCTGGCAGACGATGGGGTGACCCGGCTCAGTGTCGGCAGCTCTGCCGGTAGCCGGGTGACGAGTAACACCGCCTGGGACGTATGTACGCCGACGCACGTGGTGATCTGCCTGGGCGAAAACGACCGCAGCCACACCAGCAACTACGCCGCCATTGCCGACGACATCGCCGAGCTGGGCAACGAATTTAAAGCAGCGATCCCGGCCGCCAAACTGGCGTTTTGCCTGACGCCTATTCCGGGCGTGATGCACCCGGAACGGTACCCGGATTATACGGGGCGGTTTTCGCAGTTTGACCACAACAACAAGTTCGACTTCTATTCGGTGGTGGCGGCCCGCTTCGGCACCCTGGCAGAGCAGACGGCGGCGGGCTTCTACCTGGTCGAGACCTGGCACACCATGACGCCTGCCGGGCACATGCTGATCCAGGAGCAGACCGACAACGGCACCGGCGGCGTGGCAAAGGTGGGGTACCCCGACAGCATCCACCCGGGCTGGTTTCCGCTTCGGGAGGGCGGCGTGCAGCTCTACGGCTGGCTGGGCTATACGTATACGGTTTAGGGAACGCCGGGCAGGGGTAGAATTTTAGTCCTATCCCTGCCCGGATACCGGCTGCAAGTTTGGGTCTCCTTTTACAAACAGCGCCCAAACGCCTATGTCCCTGATTGCCTTTTCAGGCCAGCCGCTTGCCATCCACTGGCCGACGTTTCAAAACTCCTTTTTGCCGCTGATGCAATCCGGGGAAAAGCAGGCAAAAGCCTACGACATTCCCACACCCGACAAGCAGCAGGCGGCATCGGCAGACTGGCTCATGTACCTGCTCGACTATTACCGGGCACCTGACGAGCTGGGCGTGGTCGTACTGCCGCTGAAAGGCGTGATGAGCCGGAACACTTCCTGGTACAACGCCTACGGCAATGCCTTTCTTTCGGCTCTGATCGACCGGGCAGACCGGGAAGAGAGCGTCAAAGGCCTTGTTCTGGACGTATTCAGCCCGGGTGGGACGGTCGACAGCACCAAGGCACTCGCTGACTCCCTGTACCGTTTTACCAAACCCGCAGTAGCGCACACGGCGTATGCTGCCTCCGCAGCGGTTTGGGCCTCGGCGCAGTGCGACGTGGTGCTGCTGGAGAAGCAGGCGGCGACTGAAATGGGCAGCATCGGCACGCTGCAATACCACACCGACCTTCGGGGAGCGATGGAAAAAAGTGGTGAAGTCACCACGATCTTCCGCGCGAAAGGTTCGCCGGATAAACTATCGGTTAACTCGTTTGAAGAACTCACCGACGAAGGCAAAGCAGCCATTCAGGAGCGCTTGGATGCCAGCCAGAAAGAGTTCGTTTCCGACGTTCGCCGGGGCCGGGGTGGGAAAATCAGCAGTGCCGATGCCTTTACAGGGCGTATGTTCTCCGCGCCCGAAGCCATCCGCCTGGGGCTGGCGGACGGCTTCGGAACGCTGGGGGACGCGGTGGAGCGGGTGCTGAAACTTGCCAAGTAACGTTTTCAACCTTCAATCTTAACATGAGTAAACCCACCACCAAGGGGAGTTTCCTGGCCCGGAATTTCCCCACCCTTTTCGGGCTTTTGAACTCGAAAGAGGTAGACCAGGCCGCGTTCGCGGCAATTGAAAAAGAAGCCGAAACGGCGCTTGCCGCCAGCCAGGAGGCCGGACTGGAAGCCGAGCTGGAAGACCCGGAAGGTGATCCGGACGACGAAGAAGAAGAAAACGCCGCGTCGGCCGCCCAGGCCAGCCAGACCGCCCAGCTCATTGCCGAGAACGCCGCCCTGAAAAAGGAGAACGAGCGCTACAAAGCAGCCCAGGCCCAGGAGGCCGCAGCCGGCCGCGTCACTCCCCAGGAGGATGCCAGCACGCGCCGCAAGCCTGAAACCCAGAAACTCGCTGCCAATGACCCCATGGGTATGGCGCTGGCACACTGGGCAAAAAACCACAAGTAAACCACCCTTGCCGGGCAATTAGTCCCGGCACTTTTTCCCCTCTTTTTCTACTATGCTGATTGCCAACAACCTGGTTAATTCGGTCGATTTTTCGAGCCTTCCGGCCAAGCTCCAGGAGACGATCTCGGCGAATCCCATCGTCTTTAACCAGTTCCTGGTCGACGGATTCGCCAAAATCCGGGAGGACTTCATCGTCGATGAGTCGGACGAGAAGACGCCGCTGATTTCCATGGAGGTACGTGATATTCTCCAGCCTGCCAAAGACGCCTTTGATCCGACGCCGGATGCGGTCAAGTTCGGGGCACGGATGCCGGAGTTTCACGACATCGACATTGATTTGAGTCTGAAGCGGTCGGACGTCCTGACGTTTTACCGCAGCTATTTGAAGTATGTCACCGGCCTGAAGTCCCAGCAGGACGTATTGAACAATCCCTGGCCGCTTTTCTTTCTCCAGCAAATCCTGGAAAAAGCCGGGCACGACCTGGCGACGGTGTCGGCCTACCGGGCCGTGCGCAACGATGCCCAGAAAGGAGCAGGCTATGTGATGAACGGCCTGCTTTACAAGCTGGCGGAAGGCAGAACCACCGGTGGCGACATTCCGGCAGCCAACGTGTATGATTCCGTGACAGACGCGGCAGGCTTTGACGCTGACGTGTACGACGAGATCAACGAGATTGCCCAGCTGACCGAAAGCCTGCCGGAACTGGCAGGGCGGGCGATGACGATGGAAGTTTCCGCGCGGACCTACCGGCTCTACAAGGCTACCCGCCGGGCCAAGTCACCCAATACGGTCGGGCTGGGAGAGCAGCCGTCGACGCTCGACGACTTCCCGAACATCTCCCTGAAAGTGGAAGCAGGCCTGGGAAATCGCCGTTTTTCCTGGCTGACGGTGCCGGGTAACAAGTTCTTCACCTTTAACCAGGGCTTTGAAAACTTCAACGCCAAGCTGATGGAAGCCATCAAGGGCTATGAAGCCAACCTGTTTTTTTCGGCAGACGTCAACTACGGCGTAGGGAAGTACGTCTTCTCCAACGACCGGATCGACTAGTTCAACCATCGAGGCCAGGGGTACCGGCTTGAGACCAGCCCAGCCGGTACCCTTGGCTAACACCTTCCTTCACCCTTTCTTTTTTATGCGACAGTTTAAAGCCCTGGCAATCGTTTTTGCCAGCATCCTGGCCGGTATTCTGGCCTTCACTACTACTCAGAACGTACTGGCGGCCGCCCTGGCGGTTCCGGCTACGTCGCTGGGTCTTCAGTATGTTACCGGCGTGCGTTTTGATACGCCCGGCGGCCTGGCTTATTGTACGGCCCTGACGGGCCTGAAACGCCGGTGTCAGCAGCCATCCCTGGGCGGTTCCAAGCGCCTTTTTATCGTTTTGACCAAAGACCTAGAAGAAGAGTTTATTACCTACGACATCATCAAAACCCAGGGCAATTGGGACGCACCCATTCCCCTGGTCACAGGCAAGAAGTTCATCGAAATTGAAGCCTGGTATGATACGACCAAGTGGGACGGGGCGATGAAACCCGGCGCCGGGTTTACCCAAGGGGTTGAGTTCGAAGTGCTGGGTTATGACAAGGACATTGCCAAGCTGCTGACGCTGCTGTATGAAACGCCGGTGAACGTGGTGGTCGTAGGCAACGACGACACGAAATACTACCTGGGACAGAAGTACGTGCCGTTGATGTTTGAGTCGACCCAATCCAGCCCCGTCAAAGGGACCGACCGGAAGAAGACCACCTTTAAGGCCAGCAACGACGGCTTTACCGTGCCGATTGTACCGCTGGGACCCCTGGCGACTTTCGACGTTGCGCCGCTGCCTGCGGCCGCGTAACACCCCACCAGCTCCCCGGGGCCAAGTCCCGGGGGCTCTTTCCCTTTTCCTTGCCATGCTTACCAAGTACAAGATCGTCGATGCCGAACAGGCAAAGCAGGTTCACCTGGCCGTCGGTGGCCGGACCGTCTTTTTGACAGCTGATTCCCTGACCAACCAGGAGGCTGCCATCATCAAAACTAACTATCCCGACACGCACGGGAAGTTTATCGAAGAAATCCCCGCAACCACCGCATCTGCCAAGGCGAAAGCGGACAAACACACGGCCGAATGAGCGACCCGAAAAAATTAAAGGCGGACATGCAGTTTGCCCGCCTGCGTCATGATGCCCTGGGCACCGCGGAAACCCTGGAAAACCTCCGGAAGGCCGAAAAGGCCTACCAAGAAGAGACAGACGGCGATAACCAGCCGGTGAAGGAGGTCCCCGCTGCCCAACACGAGCCTTTGAAGGAAGAAAAGCCCAAACCGGCCGCAAAACCGGCTGAGAAGCCGAAGACGAAGCCGGAACCGGCGAAGGCTGCCGCACCGGAAGAAAAAACGGCCGAAACCCCGGCAGTTGAGCAGCAGGGGAATGCCGAAGCGACCGAAGAAAAAAAAACAGACAGCCAATAGCTGATTCCGCAGACGACACGATAGAGCGGCTCACGGTGCAGGCGGAAACCCTGCACCGTGAAGCCGCTTTTTTGTCAAACCAGCTCCACACGTTCGCGGCGGACGATCTGGAAGGCGTGCGCCCGGTTATCGCCCAGATCATCGAAAAACGCATGGCCTGGAAGGCGGTGCGGCAAAACATCGACTATTACCGCAAGTTCGGCAGGCTGCCGGACGAGCCGACGCCGAAAAAGGGCGTTTCCGAGACCGTTTCCGTTGGCGGCAACCTGGCAGAACTTCAGGTGGAACTATCCCGGCTGAATGTGAACGTGACCAAGTATGAAAAGAAGCTCAGGGAGCAACCCGACCACAAAAAGGCCAGCGCCTGGGAGACCGAGCTGGAGAAAATGAAGGCATTGAAACGAGAGCTACAGGAACAAATCGTAAAGGCGAAATATGCGCGGCAACAATAAGTACCTCCAAAAAGTCCAGGATGAACTGGACGTCTACCGGCGGCATTTGCTGCTCGACGAAGAATTAAGCCCGAGGCAGCAAGAGACGTTCGATAAAATGAACATTGCCCGGGGCTGGCTAAAACAAGGGTATTCCGACGCCCAGGTGATCCAGTTGCTACGGACCGATCCCGAGACCCGCCTTCAGGAGCGGCGCGCCCGGGAAGTTCTGGTCATGGCCTATGATCTATACGCGGATATCCGCCTGGCGCGCAATCCGGAAGGGGTCAAATACCTGTATGCCGAAATGTTCCGGGAAGCGGCGCAGCTGGCCTACCAGGAGGCACGGCAAGCCCTGGACTTCAAAGACCACAAAGCAGGAGCTGAGCTGCTAAAGATATTCCGGTCACTGACCCAGGAAGCTGCTGAGTTGGACGGTGCCTATCAGGAGAAGGAGCGCGATTTGTCCCAGGGTAAAAAGCCTACCAAGATTATCATCAAGCGCGTGACCAAAAACGTGAACGGGGTGGAAAAAACCGATTTTTCCGAGGAAGCCCATTTTGAAGAACTGCCCGAATAATGGAAGAGCTGGAAATTACCGTTAACGACAAACAGGCCGATTTTTTGGAGGCCGTTCTCTACCGGATGGACGTTCACGACGTGAAGGTGGCCGGGATGGTGGGTGGCATCGGTTCGGGAAAATCCATTGCCTTGTCTGACCTGGTCGTCATTATGAAAGAGGAACTGCCCCGTGCAAAGGGGCAGTTTGCGTGCCCGATCGTCTCCCAGGCCAAACGATCGTTAACGCCAGGGCTTCGCGCCGGTTGGCGGGACCGCTGGGGAGTAGTACCCTATAATCCCCGTACCGGTGAGGGAGACTATGTACTTTGGAAGGAACCGCCGGAAGGCTTCGACCGGCCCTACCAGGAGCCTGACGACTGGTCCAACTGCATCACTTTTGTGAATGGGTTTACCGTTGAAGTCTGCGGCTACAAGATGGACGCCGATTCGCACCGGGGGCGCAATGACGATTTTGTACTACTCGACGAAGCCCTCCGGTTTAAGAAGGATTGGCTAAAAATCCTGCTGGGACGGATACGGGCCAACGTCGGCCGGTTTCAATCCAACTTGCACTGGCTGTTTGCGTTTTTTTCCAGCCCGCCTTACGGTGCCACCGGTGAGTGGATGTTTGAGTACGAGGAGCTTTCCAGGAAAGAGCCTAGAAAATACCACTTTACCCAGGTCATCACCCGGGACAATGCCGCTTTCCTGCCCCCCGGATTTATCAAAGGCCTCAAGGAAACGCTGACTTCCCTGGAGTATGAGGTGGAAGTGGAAGGCAAGCGCCTTTCCCGGATTGCTAATAGCTACTACCCGGCCCTATCCTGGGAGAAGCACACCGAGGTAGACGAAATCCCTTTCTGGTACGATCCGGCCCGGGGGTTGGAGGTGTCGGTAGACTTCAACGCGCACTTCACCAGCTGCACGGTTTGGCAACCGGCGGGCCGGTTGCTTAAGTGCCTGGCTGCTGTCTATGTCAAGGAGCCGGTCGACGGACCGACAGGGGAGAAGCTGACCATGGCCGAGAGCCTGGCGCTAAAGGTGGTGGAGCGGTTCAAGGGGCAGGCGCTGCATAAGATCACCATTACCGGCGACCGTAACGGCCAGAACAAGAGCGCCGGTGCCACTAAAACCATGTTCGAATTATTCGCCGGTATTTTCGAGGTGGCTAAATGGGAGGTGATTTTATCACCCCTTTCCTACAACATGCCTCTTTACGAACGCTTCCTTTTGCTGCACCGCATCTTATCCGAGACCGACCCGGCCGAGTACTACCTGCGGCTCCACCCACAGGATGCCAAGGCGGCCGTCGTGTCGATGGTGCGCACGCCCATCAACACCGACCACACCAAGAACAAGGACAGCGAGAAGAAGAAGGGAGTAGAGCAACAGGACGCCACCCACCTGGGCGACACGGTCGACTACTACGTCATCTGGAAGAGCCTGGGCGGAGTTAGCTACAACGAATCCGGGTTCGACATCGACTTCCTGGGCGGGTAGAAAAGTCGGTACCCCGACCCCCAGGGGTACCGATTCAGCTATTCGAATTTTCGAAAAAGGGAAATTTCCAAAATGTGATAGGGCGGGGTCGATTAAGAGAAAATCGGCGATTTGGAAGTTTCAACGCTTGTAGATGCTTGATAAACAACGAGATACCTGTGAATTAAAAGAAGAAAGGGTGCATTTTTTCTAACGCCTTGATAATCAATGTTCTAAGTAGTACGTAAGACTCGCCAGGAGCGATTGACGAGTGGCAATTGGTATATTCGCAAAAAATATGCCCATAAAACCGTCCATCAAAATGTCAGATCAAAAGGTTCGCTATCGTTTGCTTTCACCGGAGGAGCTGAAGGATAATCCATTGTATTTAGAGTATCAGAAGGAAAGAAGTGAACTGATAAAGAAGGTAAATCAAAGGAAAAAATTGACAGTATCGGAGACAGTCGATTATTGCACTGACGTTGCTGTAGATTTGGTGCCAGGAGTAGAATTGAAAAGTTGTGAAACGTGCATAGATTATCTTTTTGTATTAACCTACCTAACATACTATCACGATATCACAGGAGGGGGAAAATACTATAAATATAGTTATTTGTCTCATGTTAGGACTGTGATATCGAGAGCAATAGTGACGAATAATATTACGTTTGATGATTTTAGTGAGCACTATTTTGAGGTTCCGAGAGAAGTGGCTCAGGCCGACTTAGAGTATCTATATAAAGAGTCTGATAAGTGGGACGATGTCATTCTAAAAGAGAATCATTCAGATCAAGTTTTGCAATTTATTTCCAACGAAACAAGAAAATTGATAAGAGAAAATCTCGATAGGGATTTCGAGAATGAACCTTATGGTAAGGGATCAAATCGCTACAAATTCCAAAGAATAAGCATTCTTCTGCGTTCGAAATATCAATATCACCAAATATCAAGAATTCTTGAAGAGAAAGAACAGCCGATAATTAATTTTGACTTCAATGGTACAAACATTCACTTGACACCTAAGGGATTTGTGCACGTGTTTTATTGGCATTTTATGAAGGCATCTTTGATGATTGATGTTCAAAAAACTTTTCACGTAGAAAACTTCGAGTATTCAGAGATTGAAAAATTTATCTTAGAGGTTCTTCGAAAAATATCTAAAACTAATGTCGCAAATAAAGTTTCACTTTCTACGATCATTTTTCGATATATTGATACGCCATATAAGCTTCACACAACCCCTGTCAGCAGGAAAAAAAAAGGTGGCGTTACAGAGAGATTCTCTGAAATTACCAGTTTTTATCCAATTTTAGATCAAGAGCTCCAAAATCTTAGTTCATATAAAATTGATGATAAGCTGACGCTTTTTCTGAAACCTGATATTTAATTATATTACGAAAAGCTGACATTTGTTAGCTTTTCGTAATTTTAAGGTTCATTTAGAACAACCTTCCCCTCTCTGGGGCGTTTGGTGAACGCTCTGGTGAGGGGATGTTGGCTATTTAAGGGTTTGGGTTGTTACTTCTTTTTCTTCAATTCCAGGGCTACACGGCGTTCGTCCGCCCGGACATACCGGTTAACCATTGCGTCAGTGCGAAGCCCTAAGACTACCTTCACCGCCGGGATAGACCATCCCTTTTCATTGAGCAGCCAGTCCGCAAATGAGTTGCGGCCGAACTTGACGGACAGCTTTGGATTAAGACCGCGTTCTGCTGCTATTACTTTCAGAAAGTAATTCATCTTATCGTTGGAAATAAGCGGCAGTTTATCCCAGCCACCGTATTTCTCAACAACCGGCTTCAGGTCATCAAAAATGGGAACTTTGGCAAACACGCCTGTTTTGATCCGTGCGTGCTTTATCCAGTCAAACCCGGCCAGGCCTTTGTCAATCTCTTCCCGGGCTGACTTGATAACGAGCTTCAAATCGGTGTAGTGAAATCCGGTACGGCAATAGACGAACATAAGGTCGGCCACTCGTTGGAGTACCGGGTTTGTGAACGGCCTGGTAGCCAAATCCCGAACCTGGCGAATGGTGAGAAACTCCGGGATAGGCAAAGTATCCCGTTTGAGTTTCAGGCCATCCAGGGTATTGGTTTCCAGGTATTCGTGCTCGTATGCCCATTTCACCGCCTGCCTGACTGTTTTGAGTAGCTTGTTTACATGGGCGTAACCGTAGCCCTGGTCTTCCAACCAGGCGCGGTACCGGTGAGCGGAGCGAAGAGTGAACTCAGACGCTTTGACGTTCAGCCTTCCGGTCTCGTTTAGATAGGAAAGCGCTTTGGTTATCGCCTCCCGGTTCTTCTTAAAGGTTGCGTACCGAATATCCCCGTCCTCCAGCTCCTTCTCCCGGCTATTTATCCAAAAGCCAAGTAGATCGGTGAAGAGTATTTCTTTTTCTTTCTTCTCTTTCGGCGGCTCGAATATGTCTTTGTAACAGGTGAGAATTGCATTGGCCGTTACCGGCTGATTCCCTCCTTTCGATACAATTTTATAAGACAGGTCGAGCCTGTCGAGCAGTTCGTCGAGTTGCTTGTTAAGGTGTTCCCACTGGCGGTGGGAGGGAAGAACGCGTTTGTTAACGCTGTCCCATTCCTCTGGGCGGAGCCTAAGCCCCGTGCTGCCGAAATCGGCGCGGTTATCGTCATACTTAACGCGGGCATAAAGTGTAAAGGTTGCTTTGGTAGCGGTGGCAAAATGCCGGAAAAATTGGACCTCCAT